GCCATACTATTTCCATGAACAGTACATTCATATGGATACGTCATCGCAGAAGAAAATGTATAGCTAGCATAGGTCGAGTTATTTCCATAATATCCACCATTTGCAGAATTTCCAGTGATAGTAGTTCCAGCAATCCTAAAAGGATGATTACTACCATTACTAAAAGTAAAGTTTACAGTGTCTCCAGCACTAATATTTATAGTGGGATTACTGGTAGATGAACTTATACTACCATTTTCATCAGTTCCGCTAAAACGATAACCGTTTCCAGAACTGCTAGAGGATAATACTGTTATGTTATAAGTAGCCATATATCACCTACGGTAATGGGTTTTCACTAGAGCCGCAACTTATTACGTCTATAATCTGATTATGAATTGTTTCCTGACAATTTCCGTTTTGGTCTTTAGGCAAGCAACTGCCTATTAAAGTAAAATTAGTGGGATTGCACTGTCCAGAGTACATGTCTTCTAGAGTGGCATTGGTAGCTGCTGAGTTTTTATCACGCACTAAATCAAGCTTAACGGATTCTGAAATTTCACAACAAGTACTAAGAACAAATTGCTGGTAACTATCAGGCGAAGGTTCTGGCGAGCAACCATCACCATCTTCTACGCAAGACAGAACTTGCTGGCAAATCACATATATTGAATTATCACATGGCTCTGGAGCTGGAGGAGGTGGTGGTTGAGTTGTAGTAGCGTCTGGTCCTTCTCCCGCCATTCTTAAAGTAACCCTGCCTCCACCCCAAGGGACTCTGACCGGAACGACTATGCTTCCAAGCAAGTTGTTGTCTTGACCCCAATTGTTACTGTTATGATTTCTAAAGTTTCTAGTTACATAAATTTCGTCATGAGGAGGAATCTCGTTATCATCTGGAGTTGGTGCTGGAAGCTTAACCATAGCTGGACTACTTGTAGACTGATAAACTATAGCAGTAATAGTGGGTCTATCTTTATATGTGTAATTGGCACTTCCGGGGTTGCTTCCAGTAGCAGCTGTGTCTGGTCTGAATTCATAACCTTCTTAACAGTGCCATCGAAAGTAAAAATATATTATATCATTCTCTTCTCCACTACTAGTCTGTCTATAGCTAGTTATCTCTGCTGGATCAGGATGCATATATACATTATCCAGCATGTCATTTATTTCTACAGTTACGTTATATCTCGGCGCTGGAGGTTCGGGTGGAGGAGGCGCAGGAGTAGTGACAGTAGCTCCATTTATATAAACTGTAGCAGAACCGCCACCAACTGGCATTTCAGTTAGGCTTATATCAATATACTTAGATTGACTACTAATTGATCTGATATCTGTGGTTATTTCTTCAGCTGTGTCAGTAACAACTAAGTCTCCATCAAATATTCTGTGTTCTCCTACAACGTCTATTCTTATGGTTTCTATAAAATTTCCATCGTCTACAGATCCTGTAAACTTGAATGCATTTGTCTCTGCTCCTCCTCTAAACAAATCAGTGTTTGGAAGATTATTTACTAAGAACACCACATACTCATTGTCAGGCGCTCTAGTTGTAGTAGGAGTTCCAAAGTATATATTCGCATAAATCTTATCATCATTTTCACTACGAAAAACATCTTTCTTGTAAGCTAGTACCAAAAAGATATCTCCATAAATTTGATCACCAGTAGTTGGATCAACAGCTTCTGGGTTGGGGACATTAAAAGAAAAGGTTGCGGAATCAGTTCCACGTATTGCATTGATACCGTCGAATGTAAGGTTATGAGCAAGAGTTACTTCGTCGTTGTCTGTAAAGTTATTGAAAATATCTTCTTCATGTTGATATGGAGTAATGTTATTTCCTGAATCGTTGACAACTACAAATAGTTTAGAAGAGTCTGCTAAGTGAGAGGGATTACTATACCTGTACTCATTGCTAGCGGTTAATGTAGCAGTAATAGTCCCACCTCTATTGACTTGCATCCAAATTGTATTTAGGTCAGCATGTTTTCCTCCAAGCCAAGTTACAACGGGATTGTCAGTGTTTCCCTTGCCAGAAAAATACCACTCTCCAAAAGGAGATATAACGCCTGTTTTTATATAGTCTCCCCATATTGAGGTCATGGTACTACCCTGCGTCCTGAAGGAATAAGCTGGATTAGTACCATCTATGGGTTTTGATATAGGAGACTCACAATCCACAGCTCTAAGTTCTAATGTTTGTATGACATTAGGTTTGCCTCTTCCATCAAAATAATCAGAAGCAATCACATTAACAGAAAGATCTTGAGGCTCAGTTAAGTATCTAGTGAGAAAAATCTCATTATTTTCTAGTATAAAGAAATCTTTATCGGGTCCGTCTAGATCTAACTTAAGTGGTCCGCAGCTTTCTACTAACTCTACATCAAAAACTTTAAGCCTAATTTCTTCGTATTGAATAGGAGCTGGAGTAGTGGTGGTGGTAGTTGACGTTGTGACTTCAGCAGAGCTTACATCAGTAGACCAATATATTACAGCTTTTTCTTTGATAGATGCTATCTGAGTTACATGTCCAGAAAAAGGCGTATCAATAATAGTATTTCTAAGGTAAAAAGATGGCGAGATGCCAAACGACATGCTATCGTCTACCAATTCTCTATTGTAAACCATTTGTTCTATGTCAGTAAAAACAAGATAGTCTTGACTGATGAAAAAAGGAGAAGCAGCTATTAATCCATCTGTATCACTGCCTGTAAATGAAAATGATCTTTTAGAAGGAATAGATTGCAACAAGTGAAACCACTCTCCCAAAAGCAATCCAGCTCCACCGCCATCTATTTGGTTGAGCAAGCTAGTCTGTTTTTGATCAGACATTTTAACTCCATCGAAAGCGCTGTAAGAAGGTATTAATATATATAAGTCTGCCGATGGGACTGTAGTTTCTTCATTGTCAAACCAAGGATCAATCATCTCTACATTTATCGTAGAAATATTAGAAAATAAATCTTTTATCAAATCATCAAATTCTTCGTTGTCGTTTTTAAATATAGCAACTTTTCTTGTTCCTGTAAAGTTTCGTATAGCCCACCAACAAGAATTTAAGAAAAATCTTATGAAGTAATCTTTGTTAGATGCATGTAGATCTTCCTTATTAACTGCTTTTGTTATAGCAGCTACCCTTCCATTGCCATATTGTATTCCAGCCATTCCAATTGTATTTGCCATTTTATTGTCCCACTATTCTATCTAGAGTTCCATAGTCAATTAGGTAACTCCATGTGTCACCCCTAAGAACAGAATTAAATGTACCAGTAGTTCTAAATGTGGGAAATTCTAAAAATTCATTGACTAAAACTTTTTCATCGTCTACAGTAGAGCTTTCTTTTATAACTATGTATGTGAATCCAGATACACTTTCAGATCCTTTGCCGTATTCAGATGGGTCAGTAACAGAACAAACATAGTCTAGAGTTATAATCATATCTAATCTGTAGCTGTCATCTCGCATTAGAATCCTGCTATACGTTTTAGATATACTATTAGCGCTTACGTCTGGGTAAAACAAATGGTATTGTTCTATTGGAAATAGGTTTTGACTTCCATCAGGATTGTTAGATAATAATAAATATTCATTATGATTAATAGGTAAGCTATTAATATAATCTGTACCATCAGATAAATTTCTTTGTAGCTCAAAATATTTACCATTGTACCAAGGAGATCCTACCACTATTGAAGAAGGTGAAGTAGATCCAGTTACCTGATATGGGAATGCGGTGTTTGATATCATTATTTGTAAAGGATATAATAATCTTTGATCTTTCACTGGGTGCTGCCACTTGTCTTCCTCGTCTTTGAAAAACTCAGCAGTGTGATACATAGACTGACAGAAAGGAGCTAACGTAGTTGTAGTTGTTGTAGTAGAAGTGGTAGTAGGTTCTACAGCGCCTGCTTCAAAGTAGATTAACGCTCTGACCTCTGGTTGAAAAGGCATTGTTACAGGAATGCTTATATCTATTTTTTTTCTGTCTTCTGATGGGTTCATAGATATTCCATCTATGTTTATAAGGTTTTGCCCATCCCCAAAAAACGTAAGCTGTGGGGGATCATAGAAAACACCAGAGCTAGCTATAATGTCAATCTCAGCAGTTCTCTGAGAACCTTCTTGTCCATTAACTGTCACAGAGTCACTTCCAACATACCCGTTAGTTATTTCTCCATCAAATTCTAGTATAAATGACACAAAGTCTGGAGGAAGCGTAGTGGTTGTAGTTGGAGTTGTTGTCACAGTGGTGGATCTACAAAATACTAAATTGCTTACCCCAGCGCTATTAGTAACTATTACGTTGATTAAATATTCTTGCTCATCTTGAAGATTTCTTATATCGTCATAGATATTGAAACTTCCTACACCTTGATCCAAAGGAACTGTTTCTTCGCTCCAAACTTCACTTCCTTTGTACGCTGTCACTGTGTAACTTTCAGCTGGAACGTCTAGTGAGGTATAGTCAATTGATATGTCTATTTCTCTGTAAGTAGGATTGCAAGAAAGAGAATGAATAACTGGAGCTTCTGGAGCTTTTGTTGTAGTAGTAGTTGGGGGTGGCGTTGTTATTGGAACGTAGTAGAGAATGCAAAAGCCTTTGCCTCCTTTGCCGCCGTTACCAGCGCCTCCACTTCCAGTACCAACTAAACCATCTTTAAAGACTGTGCTACCGCCACCTCCCAAGCTTCTTCCTAACACTAAATTGTTAAAAGCGTCTCCAGCTCCTCCTCCTGCATAGTCATTATATGTTTTTCCATCTAGTGATATTGATATTCCACTACCACCATTACCTGCGTTTAAGGCTACATTATTAATGGTAACAGGTACGCTTTGACCAGCACCACCAGCGCCGCCACCTCCACCTCCACCAACGTTACCGATAGATGCTCCTCCCTCATTACCTAAAATACCTTTAGCTCCAGTTGAATTACTTCTACCGCCAGCGCCGCCACCGCTTGCTCCGTCTTTTGCGCTGTTGGTTTCAAAAGAATCTCCACCAGCACCACCACCAATAGCCTTAATAGAATAAGTGGCTATCTCTGTGTCTTGACCATTAAAGCCAGAGTCTCCTCCTTCTCCAATCTTTATCTCATAATTACCAGTAGGAAACTTGTATCTAGTTCTTTTAAATTCTCCAGCCCCGCCACCTCCAGAGCCATCAAATGTGCCACCGCCTCCACCTCCACCAATTAAGATTATTTCAACTTCTGCATAATCAAATATGTCCTGAACTTGTTGGTATGGCTGTATGGAGAAAAAACCATCATTTGAAAAAGTGTGTACCTTAAGCTCTCTGTCGCTTCCATCGTTTGGTATATCATAAACCTGATCTCCACCGATGGCATCAAAGTACATTGGAGGTCTGTAGTCCTTTAGAGAAGGACAATAGACATTAACTCCAGAGTCAGGAATTTGTATAAGCTGAATAAGCTCTGGTGGAGCAGGAGCTATTGTGGTGGTTGTCGTTGTAGTTGTAGCGTCATTAGAAAATGCGATGTAAGGGCTATCCTGTGGAGCTGCTCTTACTCTTCTGCTTCGCTGGTCTTGCCTAAAGCAATCCCTATCTTCTGGACTTGGACAGTTTTGTTCAGCCATTTTCCTACCTTACCTATTCCTTAAGGAGCGCCAGTTATAGATATAGGTCTGTATTCGCCATTAACATACATCGCTATAACGTAATCTCCTTTTCTTACACTTAAATAAGGGTCTCTCAAATGGATTAATTGTACACCCGTCCCACTTCCACTACTTGGAGCGTTCTCAAACCTTCCGTCAGAATGAGTACTTCTGTTTATAGTTTGTCTTCTAATGTAAAAAGCTAGTGGTTGTGACTGATAAGAATTAGGAATATCGCTAGGGCTAATGTCTGTTATAACAAATCCTTCTATTACTAAATTATTTAAAGCAGTATTAACATTATCGACCGATTGATTATTCTGAGTAATTTTGTTATTTACATCAGTGATATTTGTTTGCAAGTCAGATATGTCATTTAAGAAAGTTCCATCATGTATGGCAGAACCATCAGCTAATAACAAACTACCTCGCAATTTAAGATCTGCATTAATATATACGTAATCTCTTGCGCCTATAGCGCTGTAAGACTCAATGTTGCTTAGTTGTAATCCTGAAATAAATCTCATCATATTTCTTGAAGACGTTCCAACATTTAGGCCATCAACGCCAAACGTGAATCTGTCATAACCAAGAATAGAACATTTGTTAGAAACAATTGTAGAATCAGGATCTTTTACATACAACATGCCATTTACGTATGTAAGATTATTACTGAAATCACCATATATTAAAGGTGAGTCTCCATAACCTAGCTTGAACTGATTCCCAGCTCCTGAAAGATCTTTTCCTATAAGAATATTTTTATCGCCATCTGCTGTATTTTGAGATCCAACAACAACATTATCAGATCCAATTTGATCAGTATTTCCAGATTTGTAACCAATCACAGTGTTGTGAAGACGACCAGTTGCGGCATAAGCTAATGCCTCATATCCTAAGCTCGTATTCCCCACGACTGTTGCATTAATACTATTTCTATTTATTGGAGATCTTAATCCCCCGAATGTATTACCAAAAGAATCTAAAGATAAAGGCTTGTCTAAGATTGATCCATCAGCGCTTGATTGAGTCATGTCTATATTAAATATATTACCAGAACCATCCATAAAGCCTAACAACATAGATGGAGATTCTACTACGCTTTCTCTAACAAATATTTGACCATAACCTAAAGCTTGAACTGGAACTCCTGTGGATTCGTACAGCGATATGTTAGCTTCTGTGTAATTTTCGCTACCAATTGATAGATAAGCATGGCTTTCACACGTTGGGTTTAGTATTCCGCAAGTGCCGCTAGCTGCATGTATAGCAAATACAGGTTTTTTGTTTGAGTCATCATAAGCATTCATTTCCATGCTCTGTTTGTATCTATTATATTCTATAGACACTCCATCCTTCAAACAATTTTCTTTGCCTAATAGTTGTATGGCAGCAATAGAATCTGTTCCTGTGTTTTCTGACGTAAATCTAGCAACAGCATCGTTCTTGCTTCTTACGTTCAACATTGTATCAGGAAGCATTGACTCAGAATTTTCAAAATTACTAATACCAACACATCCAAATTTACTTGGACTTTGCATTACTGTTAAGCAGTTTTGATTTTCAGATGAGTTGTTGTAAGATGATATTACAAATCTTCTTGTGTCTTCTTTGCTGTATTCGTTAAAGAAATTAGGAGGAGTTAAAGTTGAACTACTAATATAACCAATCCTAAATCCTGTCTTCTTATATTCTGATCCATCTAATTCTTTATGGTTGGTTCTATCTAAAAAGTCTTGATACAGATTCACTCCACTGGCAGTGGCTAAGACTGAAACAACATGCTCGTCTCCATCAGACTTGCCAGAGTTGGCGACTATATTAAAATCACCCATACCAACTGGTTGTGAGTCTATAACTTTTTCCTGACCAAAATTAAAGACTCCGCTTTCTAATGATAAGCCAAAGTCATTGTCATAAGTATATATACCTACATCTCCAGAGCTTATCACTCTGTCTGTTTCTACGTGAGTGCCTTTCGCTGTAGATATACTAATATTACTAGACCAAGAAGACCTAGAAAAAGCATTGTCAGAAGAAAGGTTTGATAAATTTGAATCAATAGGTTTAAAAGAAAATTCATATTCTCTATAATACTCTACTCCGCTAGATGCTAGCTTAATGCCAGCTCCATCTAATTCCTCGTCTAATAAGTGACCGCTGGGATAAGTCTGTTGTTCTTGTGGGTCATAATGAGTGTAAACAGAATCAGCCCCACCGCCGTCTAATGTCTGTAGAGAATTTTCATACCCTAAGAATAATGTTTTGTTTCTGAAGTGTGTTTGGTGAACAAAAAACAGTTTGTTGAATTGAGCTATTCCATTACAAAACAAATTGTATATGTGAGCGCTTTTCCATTGGTTTCTGATATCACCTAGAGAAAAATGAAGATTAGTGTCTGGCGTAATATCACCACCAACTGATAGTTCTTTACTAAGCTTACCAGAAGTAGCTGAAAAAGAAGATCCTAAATTAAGCTTGCCTGTAGCTGTAATGTTTCCTTTTACATTTAAATCGTTGGTGCTATCTATCTTTCCTTTTACTGACAAATTATTTGTAATAGTAAAACCGTTTGAAGTATATGCTATTTTGTCGCTGTTTGGATAGTCTATGTCTTTAGTTATATATAAGCTTGTAAATCTATAAGTAGGACTTCCGATTTCACAGCTGCCATTCATAGAAGGATGAATATTTCCTCCAACTTGAAGAGTAGCTCCTTCGTGTAAATTTCTAGTACCAACACCGAGTCGGATACTTGCAGAAGACATGTCTCCAAGCATCAAAGGTACGAGACCAGTACCATCCTTGTTTGCACAAATATAGTCGTCGTCAATTGGGTGAGCAGCAACAAAAAACTGATAGTCTTTATCTCTCTCTACGTAATATCCAGCACCATGACCTATGGCGATATTAAAATTACCTTCTTTATTTGCGTTTAAAGAATAAGAACCAAGACCAATGTTACCAAAACCATTTATTGTGCTACCAAGAGCGTGAAATCCAACTCCAACATTGTCTTGTCCATACATGTTGCATGTAAGAGCAAAAGACCCAACAGCTGTATTTCTTTCAGCATGTATGTGAGATTTAGAAGCAGCATGACCAATCGCAACATTGTCTATGCTTTGATATCCTCTTGCTGTCCTTTTAAATAGAGTTTCTACTCCAAGCCTAGTAGTTCTTGTGCCTTCTGTAGATATATTAAGAGCTTCTATATCGCTCTGTTTTGTTAACAGGCTTACTGAATCTATTAAGTCTAATATATTTTTTCTTATATCCTGTGGAGATACAGCTCCCACAGAATTGTCTACAATATCTCTAGTAATATTTTTGACAAGTGTGTCTTTTGAAAGTTTCATTTTACTTTAAGCTTATTTCTAGTGAAGATGGAATAAATTGGACAACATCGCCTTCGTCTACTTGTTTCGCAACTTCTAGAGCAGAATACATCAAAATGTTTCCTTCTCCATAAGTCGAGCTATCCATTAGAGCGACTGCTTTAATTGTTCCCCATCCACCTTGACCAACACGCTCAAAGGTTATTGTTTTCTTGTTTTGAATGAAACCATTACCATCATATAATCTATAAACGATTTCTTGAGGGTCTGGATTGTTTTCGGCTTTTTCTGTTCCAGTACCATTGTCTGGCATGTAAAAATCCACTCCGGGGAACTCTACAAAGTTAAGAGTCTTAGTAGCTCCTCCACCTTCTGTAGAAGCTTTTGGCAAAGATAAATATAAAGGATAATAATATCCAGCATTATCGGCTTCTGCCGTATAAACATAAAATGCTGAATTATTATCTTCACCAACTTCTTTCCACCAAGTGTTTCCATCGGAAGATGGATTGCCCAAGCTTATTCTAGCGTATTGAGTGGGAACTTGCGCTCCAGCGTCATTGGTAAGATTTGCAACCACTTCGTCCATTGTAGCGCCAGTAGCGTTATCTCCCGGCACTGTGTTAAGCAAAGCGACGGAAATATTAGATGGTTTGACAAAGGTTACATCGTTTCTAAACAAAAAATTCAACAATTTGCCTTCAAGATAGTCAGATATTGCAGACATATTTTTTCTCCTAAGAAATTCCAAAGATAGCACAATCTATGTTATTATACACAAAAAAGCCACCCTCAAAGCTCTGAAGGTGGCTTTAATTGGTAGAATTCTATGATAATAGCTTAGAATGATCCAAGGATAATTCTGCGGTTATCTAGAACGCCAAAGCCAAGCTCTGCGAAGCCATAATAGCCAGCTCTTTGCTGACGGTGAAGTGCAGGATCTTCAAATACTTGAAGTTGCTGCTTCACTGGCATTACAAAGCTATCGCTTGTGGACTGATCGAGGCCAACGACAAGCTCAACGTCAGAACCCTGAAGGTTTCCGCTAAGACTTGAAGTAAAGAATGTCTGATACTCTTGGCCTTCGCCCAGCTCATCAAGATCGTGCATGTTTACGCCAAAGATGCGCGTAATTGGTGCGCCACCTTCTGGTGCTGCGTAAATCTCACGACGAGTTACTTCGTCAACTTGGTCAAGACCCCAGTTGCGAACATCTTCAAGAGCCTCTGGAGAGACATAGATGTCCGTCAAGCGTCCACGACCAACCGAAGCGCTGTTACCACCGGAATTACGGCGCATAACAGTTTGCATAAGAGAAACGAGTCTCTTGCTGAAAAGTCCAGCAGTTGCATCGCCATCATACACGAGGATGTTCCGGTCAACACCAGCTGCAAGCAGCGTGTGCCATCCGTCATCATTCATCTTCTTTACGAAGCCAGCTTCCATGACCTGCATGGCGCGACCAACAATGTCCCAACGTGCTTCACGGGCATATCGGATGAGATAATCAACCGAAGATGCAACGCTATACGTTGGAATCATGACGTAATCGCTTTCAACCGAACGCTCTGGTATTCTACCATGACCGGGGTTTGTATAAGCGACATGTTCACCTTCAAGACCGGGACTAATGAGATCAAGCGGGAACTCAGTTGTTGAGCCAGCTTCTACATTAATAGTCTCAAAGATATTACCAAGAATGTTTCCGACAAGGACACCCTTGCGGAGTGGAAGCTCAAGAGCTTTTGCGAATTCACGCTGTGCTGCCTGAGCGACATTGATATCACTATCACCTGACTTACGCAGGAGATTGATAAACTCTTCACTAGGTCTTTCATTTGTAGGCATATTATTTACTCCTTAGTTGTATTATTTATCAGGGAAGGTTTACTTCGACTTTAGCGTAGCCGTCAGCATCCTTAGCTGATAGAAATCGGCCTACAACCAAATTGGTGTAGCTGTTACCGCTAACATTAGAAATCTTACCAGCTTCTAGTTCTGATAAGTAAGCTACATCTCCAACACTTGGAGTAACGTTAGAATCAATAGCATTTGTTACTACATAACCCTTACGCAATACGGTAACTTTACCACCCTTTTGTACTTCGTCTTTGTACTGATTAAGATGGGTTCTTGTAAGATCCTTATCAACAACGTCGTTGAGAAGGACACCAAGAGGTACGCTGCCCGCATCGCCAGCTTCCTGAGCGACAAGTGCAACTCCCTGATCCATAGCAGCGCCAGAACCAGTACCGTCTTGATAGACTACTACTCCACCACGATCAAGCGCAGTGTTGCAGAAAAAACTGATATCAGTTTGAATTTCATATCTATCGGATTTTAGAGCCATAGTTTATTCTCCTTTAATTCACTTATTGAGTACGTTATTTTCAAGCCACTCTGCGACACTCGCTCTTGTGGCTGATAGTTCGTCTTCTTCGTTAGAAGCGTCTACGAGTGCAGCTTCTGAAGTCTCTGTGTCTTCCAGTGCTTCTTCAGCAGCAACTTCTGCTTCAGCTTCTTAAGCTTCTACTTCAGCTTCTACTTCTTCAGCTTTGACTTCTTCTTCTTTTTTGTCATCCTTTTTTTCTTCCATTTTAGCTTTGTATCCAGCCTTCTTCTTTTCGTCAATCTTCGTCATTCCGGCGATGATTGCTTCAAAGGTGGCATCGTCAAAGTCTTCGTAAGAAGCAACAGATTCTTCAGCTTCGTCAGCATCAAATCCAAGATCAAGAAGTGCAGCCTTGCGAGCTTCGGCCTTCTTTTCCTTCTTCATCTTCTTGAGTTCTTCCATCTTCTCTTTGAAGTCTTTATCTTTAGCTTCTACAGATTCTTGAAGCTCAGTATAAGCAGCTTCTTTTTCAGCGCAAGAAACTTCCAAAGCCTTGATAGCTTCTTCTTTTTCAGCAACTGTTTCTTCAAGCTTGGCAATAGTTTCGCCATGCTCTTTGATTGAAGCTTCGCTAAGTTGAACACGAAGAGCTTCGTTATCTTCTTTAGCAGATGCTAGCTCGCTTTTAATGTCGGCAAGCTGCTTCTCTAAAAGGTTAGTATCAGACATATCTTTTTCTCCTTTAGGAAAAGTAGTTAAAATTGTTGAATTAGTATTCAGAGAGAAAGCCTTGCTAGCATCAAGAATAACACTTCTGGGGTTTGCTGGCTTAGATACAAGACCTTTACCAGAAAAAGAAATATCTCTTAATGATCTACCGATTTTATAGCCTTCATACTCTCCATTACCACCATAGGCTCTCAAGTGCTTAGTCAGGAATGCAGAACTTTCATTGCGAGAAAGAAGCTTTGCATTTCCTTCATCGTCTAACAAAGCATAGTCAAAACCAGCAAACAAACATTCCATAGAAACAAACCATTTGCCTTCTTCAATTTCAGCAATAATTTGATTCATGCGCTGTCTATTGTCTGGATCTGTCCAGCTATTGTATAACACAGCCTCAGTGATAATATCAAAATCATCAGGCTGAGTATCGTCCGCTATGGGGTCTCCATTTTTGTCAACCACATAACTGCCAGTAATATGACCGATGATATCATTTTCATCGTGCATAAAATTAAATTGTTTATCTTCTGGAGTATCTCTAGCCGCCCAAGTTGAGGCAGAATTAAATACATCGTCATTTTTATTCCATCCAGTAGAAACGAGTACGGATGTAATATAATAAAGATCAATCTGTTTTGGGTTAGCGCTTTCAGCTTTTATTTTATCAATAAAATCTTTTGATGTTGGGGAACTACTTTTATCGCTAGCCAAAGAAGCGGGCATACAATAAGCCACACTCGCGCTTGATTGCACAAGTTCAGCTATGCCGTCTTCAATTTCTTTACTAAATATTTTCATCTACACCTCTCTGATCATTATACACAAAAACATCAGAATTACAATGTATTATCCAATCTGATGCTCAACAAACAAACCTATCGCATGTCTTCTATAATCATCAATTGAAGTGTTATCCATACTTATGTTAGTATCGTTCAATTTTTTTGTTATATATTTTGGCGTTTGAGCCTTAGATTTTAGGATCTTTGTAATTAGAGAATTATCCACATTGTCTCCATATTTCAGATTAGTAAAAACATCTATTTTAAGTTGCTCAATTTCTCTGGAATTCGCTTTAGTTAATTGTCGCAAGTTCTTAATTTTATGAGTTTTAATATATGCATCACTAATACATTCAGAGACAGTGTTCCAAGCAGATTCGGACCAGACGATAACATCAGCTACTCCGGGCTTAGTTTTTGGTTTGTCAACCCTGCGTTTTCGTGGACCTTCATCTCTTTTAAACAGTGGTCTTCCAGCGTCTATGTCCACCTTCTCGTCTGTTTCACTTGGCTCTGGATCAATCGCAGGATCAGTTTCTGGGCCTTCTTCCACTGCTTCTGGAGGTGGAGGAGGATGAAAAGGGCCAGCTTTATCTGGGCCAACAGTTTCTCGTTTAGCAAGTTCTCTTTTAAGTCTAATGTTTTCTATTTGAGGTATTTCCTTAAATCTTTCAAGCAATGTCTCGTGACTAATTATGTCTCTGTCAGCAAGCTGGATTAAAAGATTTTTCTCAGCAGCCTCGTCGGATAGTGTCATTTGGTCAAATTGAATATGAGCTTTGTATCTGAAGCCCATAGCTTGACGCACTATCTCGATTTCTTTTTCCCAAAAGCTTACGAGTCTATCTCTGCCGTACTGTAGTCTTTCCAACAATGTCTTCAAAGAGATAAAGTTGTTTGTAAAACCACCGCCATTATTAGCCATACCAGTAAGAGTTGGTGGGACACCTAGACCAGCATAGATGCTATTCAATACAGAAGTATACTTCTCGGAACCTAGAAATTTGTATACTTCACTATTAGATTCTTGAAACGAAAGCTCTGGCCCCCAAACGAGTTCCATAGTGCCTCCACCAACATTACTAGCAAGAATATCTCTAAGTTTATTAATTGCTGTTTTATTTGGTAGAATTTGATGTTCCAGACTACCAAGAGTCCACAATCTAATATTAGATATAGCCCCATCTAATGCAGACATATCAGCTAGTCTCATCTTTTCCAGCATAACAATGTCATCTAGAATTGCATAAATCATAGGGTTTGCCCACTGTCTCCAATCGTCTTTTTTATAATAAAATATAGACAATCGCTCTGGATCTAATGGGATATCCTTCTCTCCTTTTAATAAACTTTGTTTTATGTTTTGAGGCAATGTTTCAAGTACGTGATTTGGAATTTCTCCAGACTTAAACTTATCAAAAAATGAGTTGGTAGTAATAGTATAATTTTTAAGGCCCATGAATAATGACAAGTTGCCATCTTTCATTTTTACAGTTAGCGGGTTAAAGAAATTGTATCTCCAAGGGATTTCGTTCGGTTTTGCCTTTGGTGTTTCAACTCTTATATCGCTAGACATAGCCTTCATATACTGCTTCAATTGAGGCGTTATATTCGCATAACTCCTATGAACTATAACGTTTCCTGTCTTGTATAAATTATTTAAAAATCTTTCAGATCTTTCTTTG